TACACGCAGGCTGCCCGCCGCCAAATGGCAGTAGTAATATTTGCGCCCGTCGTTGCCGTCGATGCGCACATAATATCCCCATTGCCATGTCAGGCCGCCTGCGCTCTTGGATACGATACCCGCAAATCCCACTGTACCGCCCGCGACGGCGTGCACTGTTTTATCGTCGTCACCTACAATGTCAATGCCGTTGTGGCTCGGGCGGGCAGACAGCCGAAAACCAGACGTCACCCGGTTCCTGCCTTTGAAAATCATCATACGCTCGTCCTCCTTTACAGCCCCAGCGCGGCAAGCTGGCGCTCCACGAATGTGAGCTGTTCCAGCGTGGCAACGAGGTGCACTTCCTCGACAGGTTCACCCGTCGCATAAGCCACTTTCGTTACGCACTGTTTGCCGATGGAGCGCGGATAGGTGAAATCTGCATAAATGTTGGTGTACTCTTTTTCCGGGTTTTCCGCGTCGATGTTCTGCAAGGTGATTTTCTTCGTCGCCTCGCTGTCAGTCATAAGCGTGTAAAACTCGTCCAGCGTCATTGCGTCTGCCGACATGTGGATTTCAAGATAGCTGCGCGCCGTGGTAGACATGGACGGGTAACATGCGGTCTCGTGCAGCACCTCGTAGGCGCTGCCGTTTTCCAGTGTGATTTTCAGCATTTTGTGTACCTCCTATACAACATAAATTTGTGATATGTACATCTTGTGGAACGTCAGGAATCGCCAGTTAAAATAAGCTGTGCCGTTAAAACTGAACGGGATTTGAAGGTGAAAACTCTTTGCTGTGTCGCCTATCTTCATATACTGATTGCAAATATTCGGGTTATAGTCATTTGCAACGCTGGAAAGCCCGAACCAATCCTCACCGTAGTTTGCTATGTTCAGTTCATAATTTCCCACAACGTGCAACATACTGTATCCGGAAACGTTATATCCGCCGCTTATAATTTTTAGCTGCGTATCACCATAACCGCCGCGGGCTATCAGTTTCCCGTTTTCATTTTTGTTAAATTCGTAGTTGTTGGGATAGGCGCTCCAGTGCACCCAAATATTTCCGTTATTCCCTATTACGCCGTTATTGTAAATGAAAAATTGCTTTTGCCAAACAAGGTTGTTATTGTGATAAACCTTGTTGCTGGCATTACTGTTGTAATACACATTGTTCGACTGTGGGACGTTGTTGCTGTTGTAATATAGCGCCATGTCTCATTCCCCTGTTACTCACGAATAGTTAATCCACAAATTGCCATCATAACCCATGCTGATGGCGTTGTTATTCACTTTGGAAAGCCCCACCTGGTCTTTGGTGTGCGTGTGGCTGCTGTTGGCCTTGCCGGCCAGCTTGGTGTTCATTTCCGTTTCGGTATAATATCGGTCGTCGTGGTTATGAGTTGACGGGGCGAATGTGTCGGGTCTGCCCGTTATACCGTCCCAGGGAACAGCCTCCGCATTCGCGGCTGTATGCGCTTTTTTACTGCCGTTCAACAGCGCCTTAACATCTTGTACCGCCGCATTCCAAGCGTCTTGTAGGGCTTTGGTGACGTGCAGTAGCGCGTTTTTTGGATGTGGCGCAATTGTATGCGCTGTCACCTGTAAATCTGTAATCACGGTCTTGCTGATTTTGTATGTCGCCAGTTCCAGTTCATATAGCGTTCCGCCCCGGTTGATATCTTCTTTCTGCAATGCAGGCAAGGATGCGGCCGCCTGTGTTACCAGTGCAATTTCCTGTGTGGTTCCGTTAATTCTCACGAGCAGGCGGCCGTTTTGTGTTTCGGTCGTGGCGGGCAATGTCGCCTGTATTGTTTCCGCCTCAATGACAAACACGCGGCCAAGGATAACGCCCCGGCCCGACGTAATTTTCATTTGTGTGCCGCCAATCGCAGAAGCTACACAGCCCTCCACCACGCCGCTGTCCGCAATAAGAAAATCGTACAAAAGCGCGTCGTCTTTCGGCGTTACATTCGCCCCGGCTTTTTGTTTCATTTCTACACTCATGCCCGTGCCCTCCTTTCAATTCTTAGAATTTTGTCAAGGTCAACGCGCACATACCCAAAAACGAATTTGTGCGTGTTCTGCGTCTTTTCGTATCCCGTAAGCACGCTTTGCCAGCTCTGGCCGTTTGCCTTAATCGTGACTATTTCCCCGATCCTGATTTTTTCGGGCGGAATCAGTTTATCCCCATCGTGTACGGTTATTTCAATCAGGTTGTCGAAGTCCTCCGGGGTCAAATCCTCACGCGCCCGCTGTTCGGCCTCCAGCGCGAAATCCTCCGCTCCTTCGATGTACTCTACTTTGAAAAACACAGGTGTAATCCTGCTTTTCGGTGTCTCCGTAGGTTCCCCGGTTTCTCCGTCCAGATAGTAAACAGCACGCTGCGCGGGATCGTCTTTGTTTATGTACGTCGCCTTATTTAGGCTGCCGTATGTGTCCATCAGATAGACATTTTTTTCAATCACGTTCGGTAAGTCAGCTTCAATCACTCGTCCGGCGCTGGACACCTTTGCCACCGCCGCCGCAATCACCTTTTCCTGCGGTCGTAACTCCACGGTTACAGCTACGTTGTACACCGTCAGCGCCCGCACGATAATGTCCATCAGGTCGTGCACGTCGCTTTTGATATTCAGTGCCGCTCCCTTTGTATGCGTGCACGCCTGTACACGCAGCCCTTGCACATTTTGATAGTCGTCCGCATTTTCCACAAAAGCCGCCCGGATTGTATCCGCTATGAATTGCTCCAAGTCTTTCCCGATATTTGCTCGGTCGATCTCTGTTGTAACATCAAAAATTGACATCAGCGGGGCCACGTTCACGGTTGTGGTTTTGTCCGTTTCCGTATCCATTACAACGCCTTGATAGATTACAGCGCCGTTCATGTCGGTGACGTGTGCCCAGTCCCCCCGCGCGATTTTCACAGCGCCCGGCAATGTAATCTCTGTCTTTTCGGTTGTGAGATAGTCAAATACAAGTTCCGGTGATTGAATCCCCGCGGCGGCGCGTAACGTAAAATCACGCTTGAAAAATTCTGCCTTATACAGCTTCATAGTAGGCACGCACCTCCACCGAAACATTCAGTTCCTGCGATCCCTCATGCGAGAATTTCAGCGTACTGTCCCCGGGCGGCGCATAGATAAAGCGCGCCGTGGAAAAATCGCTTTGCTGGTATACATCCTCCACCCATTCGTTTTCCGTGGTGTAGATTGCAATTTCCAGCCTGTCCGCTTCGCTGCGCACCACCAATTTTTGGCCCTCTTTAATTTCTGTCGCAACCGCGCCGGACGAAATGGACAGCCCCGCAGCTTTTTGAATGTCCAACGGGTCGGTGGTGCAGATTTCAGGGGTGGCGAGCTGATAGGCTACTTGGATGGGCGTGCCTGCTGCTTTTTGAGCGGCAAGCCATGTTTTTGCAGTCGCCGTATCTGTAACACCTAATGCTGTCCATGTGTCGGGGCTACAAATGATTTGCAAGCGATTCAGCACGTCACGGTTGAAACTTGCAGATATCCCCCCTGTAACGGTCGGAGTATCCCCGGGGTTACCATGTGAAAATTTCAATGCATACCGCGCAATTGCATTTCTGTCTAAATCAAAGCGTATCCGTTTCTGAGTATTTCCGTAGGTATCAAATACGACATCCTCCGTCCCATCCAGCTCCACAAAGCCCGTCTGGTACTTCATCAAGCACACGTCCAGACCGTTTGTGCCGTCGTAGGCGGTGCTTTGATAGTAGACGGTGAGGGGGTGTGCCGAAAGGTAAGTTTTCAATTCTTCTACATTGGTGAACAGAGAATCGTATCTTAAATAGAGCGATCTATCCCAACAACCGATTCCCTGATTTTTGTTGCTGGCAAGAATATTTGTAGACGGGAAGCGAGAAGATATGATCGGGAAGGCTTGATAATGGTCATTCAATAGATCACAAAAAATGTACGGGGCACCATCTCCGACAGCACCCCCCATCTTCCAATCCTCCGCCCCATCCAAAACAATCCGCTTATCATAGACGCTTGTCACTCGTGCCGAACATTTGTCTTGCGCCGCGCCTACGCGCCGCAAAGGACGCGGAACAGGCAGCGTAACCAGATTCTTATTTATAACCGTACTGCTTATCCCGGTCAGTTCCACAGGCGCGTCCACGGTGCCGCCTTGCGGTGTGTCTCCTAAAAACACGCTTTGCGGCTCTGGCCCATTTTTCACAAGTTCCCAGCGCGGATTGCGTGCAGGCCCGTAAATTTCAATCGTACACGGGCTTTCCTGCCCGCTTGGGTTTTGCAGCAAAATGCCCGGCGCGGTACTGTCAACATACCTGTAAGGGTATGTGTAGGTGTACCGCTTGGCCGCCGTGGTATCCGAATATGGATCAATGCGCAGCGTGGAATACCACGGCCCCAAGCGGTAAAAATCAACATTTGTCTCCGCGTATTCGTCAACGGGCGTTATTTCTTCTTTTTCCACGACAGATACGCGGACGCTAGTAAAATACCAAGCGTTTTTGGGTTTATATGCCAGTGTGATAGGGCGCTTTGCAATGAATTGCAGAAATTCCGTGTATGGCTCCATGTCCATAAACGGAATCATGCCGGACACCGGGTTATATTGCGGCTGCTCGTCTACAACTACGTCGCATTGCCCGATTCTCACGGTTTCAAATTCGATTTCCATGCCGATGCCGCTTATATCCTGCAAGCATGCGTCCGGGCGCGTCAGGTCGAACTCCTCGCCCTCATTGTTCACCAATTTGATTTCACGCATGCCACGCCCTCCTTTCTGTTACACCCGCACCGGGCGCACGCTGATTCCCAATCTGCGGTTCAGGTCGCGCGCGACCTTTTCCCCGTCGCGTGGTTTGTAGTTGTAAAAATTATTTGTCTGCTGCCCGATGCCACCGCCTGCGGGTGTGTTTTTCGCCTTGCCAGACAGCGGCGTTACCACTGCGCGCCCATTCATCAGCTTTATGTGCTCCGGGCCAGCTTCGGCCACAATGGCCTCACCTTCCTGCAGCACACCTCCCTTTGCAAGGTACGGGATATTCGGGATACTCGGGATGCTCGGATGCCATGAGCCGCCGCCCAGCCAGTCCGGCATGTCAAAGCCGATTCCGTTGAATCCGCTTATCAGCTTGTTTACGCCGTCAATAGCCATATTCAGCAGGCCAATCACGCCATTAAGCGGAGCTTTTGCAATTGCCGTGAAACTGTCGAAAATCCCCTTGAAAATCTTCTTAACACCTTCCCAAGCAAGCGACCAATTCCCGGTAAATACACCCTTTACAAAGTCTACGATGCCGGAGAATACCGTGCGAAGCGCGGTGAAGATATTAGACACATTCGCAAAAAATGCATTGACGAGATTTCCCAGCACGCCGAAACGTGTTGTCCAGTCTGTTGTAAACACCGCAGCAATCCACGCTGTAAGCTGTGAGAATGCGGCCGGTATTTGCACGGTGAAAATATTCGCCAGATAGTTAAAAAACGCCAGCGCGGCGGCCTGTATATTCTGCCAGCACATCAAAATAAAGTTTCTGAAATTCTCGTTTGTGTTCCACAGGTAAATCACCGCAGCCACTACCGCAGTGATTAGCGTTATAATAATCCCGAATGGATTTGCAGATATAACGCCCCACAGTGCCTTTATCCCTTTTGTAAGGGCCGGTATTTTCCCGGCGATCGTTCCACCCAGCGATATAATTGAGCCTACGCCTTGCGCAAGTTTCCCCAGCGTAATAAGTACCGGGCCTATGGCTCCGGCTACGGCCACAAAGGCCAGTATTGCAGTTTGCGCTCCCGGGCTTAACTGGTTAAACTTGTCCATGACGTTCTTGACATACTGCGCCAGTTTCAACAGCCAAGGGCCAGCCGTTTTCGCAATGGTTTCTCCTACGTCATGTAATGCGACTTTCAGCGTTTGCTGCGCACGGGCAGTGTCGTCCACCTCGTCCACGATCATGTCGTAAGTACCCTGCACCGCGCCCTCGCTATTTTTCAGCGCTTCTACATATTCATCCACGGCGAAGCGCCCGCCTTGAATCGCGTCCGCAAGATCGGGGCCAGCTTTTGCGCCAAACACTTCAATCGCCATCGTGGATGCCGTTGCGAGGTCTGGTGCTGCCGCGATTTTGTCGAGCACGTTCTGGAACTCTACAGAAGCGTCTTTTCCCTCTGCCGCCCAGTTCGAAATAGCCTTTTTCATACCGCTGAACGCGATTTCGGTATTTACGCCTGCTTTTTCCCATCCAGCGAACAAGGCTATGCTTTGCTGCGTATCAAGTCCCAGTTGGCGCATTGGCGCGCCGTACTTTGCGAGATTGGTCGCCAAGGTGTCCACGGAAATGCCCGATTTTTGCCCCGCAACCGTCAGGGAATCCAACACCGAGCCGTAATCTTCCGCAGCGATTCCAGCGTCCCCCATGGCCCTTGTAACGAGCTGCACAGACGTGTTCACGTCTGTGCCGTTTACCTTTGCATATTTCAGGAATGCCTCGCTTGCATCCCGCAAGGCATCCCCCGTGAACCCCAAACGTGTGTTGACTTCGCCCACGGCCGCGCCCGCGTCCGCAAACTCGCCCGGAATCGATGTTGCCACCTCGTTGAAAACATCACCCAGCGCGGCGGCTTCTTCGCCTGTCGCGCCTGTTTTTTGCATCACTACATCCAGTCCGGCATCCACGTCATCCATGGCCTTGACGCTCAATGCCGCAAATCCCGTAACAGCAGCCGTTGCAGGCAGCAGGCTTTGCCCCGCTCCCGACATTTTCTCGCCAAACTCGTTTACTTTGCCCGCCGCTTCTTGCATGACTTGCTTTGCGACGCTGCCAAACTCTTTTTGTTTTTCCTTGAGATCATCGAGGCGCTGTTCTGTTCGTACAAGTTCCTGCTGAAATTCCAAATATGCGCCTCGGTCGATATCGCCTGCCGCATATTGCTGCTCGATCTGGCTCTGCGCTTTGCTTAAAATTTTCAGCTTATCTTCAGTGGCTTTAATGCTGTCGGCAAGGATTTTCTGTTTCTGCGCCAGCAAATCGGTATTGCTCGGATCGAGTTTTAGTAATTTATTTACTTGCTTCAGCTCGCCTTGCAGATTTATGCTGGTTCGTGTTACTCCGTCAATTGCCTCCGTAAGCTTTGTGGCATTGCCGCCGATTTCAACGGTGATTCCCTTAATTGTCTTTGCCGCCATCTATTCCACCACCTTCGTTTTTCTTCCCGTACTTCTCCCGCAGCCTTTCCACATCCGGCTCCACTTGTTCCAGCCTCCATGCGTTGCGCAGGTATTCTTCCCCTTCTTCCGTTTTGCTGTACATGTACACCACCGCATCATGCAGGAGCGTCCAGTACACAAACACATTCAATTGCATCACGTCAAAAACGGAAATCCCCGCATAATCCGCCACGACCTTTTCTTTCAGTGTGGTGATATCATACGGGATATCGTCCTCGCCGCCTGCGGGATAATACGGGATTTTCAGTTTGGGGCGCTCTTTTTCTCCCCTCTTATCCAGCCCATATAATCGTCAAGGAGTGCCATCATCTGGTCTGTGTCCATCATTTCCAGCACGCCCTCGGGCGTGATCCGCACCTTTTCCCTGTTTTTACTCAACAGGCGGGACACGCATTCCGCCAGATGCGTGGTTTGCTCGGTTTCACACTTTGCCAGTTCTTCAAGCTTGCACAGCACTTTCAACTTTGGCGGCTCCACGTGCAGCGTGCGGCCATCCGGCTTTTTAAACTCCCAGTACCTTTTGGGGACATTCGCCAAGGTAAACATGTGCCGTCCTCCTTACTCCGCCTGAACTTCTTCGTCGAAAATAATCAGCGTGCCCTCTGCGTCCAGCGGCTCCGCCGTGATTTCCGGGTCAACGGTCGTTTCCTTGTCCTTGGCGAAGGTGATTGAAACGCCGCCCTGATTCTTCCCGGTCACAGTGATACGGATTTTCTTCCCGTCGTCTTTGGTGTGCACGAAACGCCAAAGATACTTTTTGCCGTTCGCATTTTTGATGCCGCCGATTTTGTATGTCACCTTACCCGACGTTGTGCTTTTGCGCGCCGTGGAAATCAGTGCCTCCAGCACGTTCTCCGCCCAAGTGATAAGGCCCAATTTCATGGTTGCGACTTCTTCCGTCAAAATGCTTTTTGTAACGCGCTTGAAATCGTCTGACGCTTCATAAAAGCTCGGCTTGTATTCAATAGACGCACCGCCCTTGATATGGCCCGCGCGTTTTTCCTCAACTTCCAGCGTGGAATCCTCCGGGATGGTCGCCCCGTCAAATTCCGCATAGTACAGATCGCCCGAACCCAAAATGATTTCTTCCTTTTTAGCCATTGTTTCCGCTCCTCTCTATGAATGAAAAATTGTAGTAAACAACTACCAGTGAACCATCCTCCAGCACGGCCTCGTCCGCCGTGTACTCTGTGCCATACAGCGCAGTCTCCACGATCTTCTCGCTTTCGTCGTCCTCCGGTAGGTGGTACAGTTCCAGCGTCACATTGCGCAGACGGAGAAAGTTTCTTTCGTCCGCCCCGTACCCTTGCCCGTCCGCCGCACGCCAGACAATATAAGGCGGCGGCGTAGAACGCAAGCCCCCGGCCTTAAACGCGCCGCGCCTGTGCTTGATGCCCGTTCCGTCCAGCAAGGAACGCAATTCTCTGATACTTTTTATTTGCTGCATAGTTCCTCCGCCTTTTTGACGAACTCCTCAACGTGCTTTTTCTCGTTCGGGGCTATATGCGGATG